AAGTGGGAGTATGGTTACAATGCTGAGCATGATATCGTGGTTATTAGTAAGACTGGAGAGATTGGAGAAATTTATGATATCCAGAATCTTAAGATCGCTTTACCTAAGGCAGCAAAGAACGTATATAAACGCTCAGATAAAAAAGATGAGCAATTCTGGGAGGCTGCGGAATATCCAAAAGAATTAAGCAAAATTAAAAGCGTCTTTGATTGGGAAAAGTATCCATCAGACTTTAAAGAAAAGTGGTACGATTATATTGACCAAGAGTTTAACTATAGAGAAGAGGGGTTTTGGTTTTACAATAACGGCAAACCTACTTATGTAACAGGTACACACTATATGTATCTGCAATGGACAAAGATTGATGTAGGTCATCCAGATTTTAGAGAATCAAATAGATTGTTTTTTATATTTTGGGAAGCATGCAAAGCAGACAAGAGAAGCTACGGAATGTGTTACTTAAAGAATAGACGTTCTGGATTTTCATTTATGTCATCCGCAGAAACAACACATCAAGCAACAATGTCCAGCGATGCTCGTTTTGGCATACTATCAAAGTCAGGAGCAGATGCTAAAAAAATGTTTACAGACAAAGTTGTACCTATATCTATTAACTACCCGTTTTTCTTTAAGCCTATACAAGACGGTATGGATAGGCCAAAAACAGAATTAGCATATAGAATACCGGCTAGCAAGTTAACGCGTAAAAAGCTTGACTCAAACGAACAGCTGGAAGAGCTTGTAGGTCTAGACACTACAATTGACTGGAAAAATACAGGAGATAACAGTTATGACGGGGAGAAATTAAAGCTACTAGTACACGACGAAAGTGGAAAGTGGGAAAAGCCAGATAATATTTTAAACAACTGGCGAGTTACTAAAACCTGTTTGAGGTTAGGTAGCAAAGTTATTGGTAAGTGCATGATGGGCTCAACATCTAATGCTTTAGAAAAAGGCGGAGCTAATTTTAAGCAATTATACGAAAACTCAAATGCAGAAAAAAGAAACCGCAACGGACAAACTGGCTCAGGATTATATTCTTTGTTCATACCTATGGAATGGAACTACGAGGGCTACATCGATACTTATGGGTTACCTGTATTCGATACGCCAAAAAAGCCTATTAAAGGAGTTGATGGAGAAATGATAGACATGGGTGTTATAGAGCACTGGGAAAATGAAGTAGAAGGATTGAAGGACGACCAAGACGGGTTGAATGAATTTTACCGACAATTTCCAAGGACAGAAAAGCACGCGTTCAGGGATGAAGCAAAAGAGTCTTTGTTTAACTTGACTAAAATATACGAACAAGTAGACTACAACGAAGATTTGAAAAATTCCGCTGTAGTTACAACAGGTAGTTTTCAATGGAAGAACGGTATACAAGATACAAGTGTTGAATTTTACCCAAATAAAAACGGAAGGTTTAGAATAACTTGGGTACCACCGTATAACTTGCAAAACCACGTGATAATAAAAAATGGAATTAAGTACCCAGGTAATGAACACGTAGGAGCTTTTGGATGTGACAGTTATGATATATCCGGAACTGTAGATAAAAAAGGCTCTAACGGCGCTCTTCATGGACTAACTAAGTTTAGCATGGAAGACGCTCCGGCTAATCACTTTTTTTTAGAGTATATATCAAGACCTCAAACGGCGGAAATATTTTTTGAAGACGTTTTAATGGCTTGTGTATTTTACGGCATGCCAATACTAGCAGAAAATAATAAGCCTAGACTTTTGTATCACTTTAAAAGAAGAGGGTATAGAGGCTTCGCAATGAATAGACCAGATAAAACAATACACAAATTATCTGTAACAGAAAGAGAAATTGGAGGAATTCCAAACTCTAGCCAGGACATAAAGCAAGCGCACGCCTCCGCTATAGAAACGTACATTGAAGATTTTGTAGGCAGGAAAGAAGATGGATACGGTGACATGTACTTACAAAGAACGTTAGAAGATTGGGCTAAGTTCAATATAAATAACAGAACAAAGCACGATGCTTCTATTAGCTCTGGCTTAGCTATAATGGCTTGCAACAAAAACAAGTATACACCAGTAGCGAGAAAAGAACTAAAAGCCATAAGCTTAGGGTTTAAGAAATATGATAATAATGGATTTACATCAAAAATAATATAAATGATAAATACTAACTATAACAGCTCTTTTCCTAGTCAAGTCGTTAGCAACGCTGAAAAAGCAAGCATGGAGTACGGAGCTAGTGTAGCACAAGCTATAGAAGGCGAGTGGTTTGGAAGCACTAGACGAGCAAACAATAGATTTGTTTCTAACCTAAATAACTTTCACAAGTTAAGGCTTTACGCTAGAGGAGAGCAGCCTATACAAAAGTACAAAGACGAGCTTTCGATTAACGGAGATTTGTCTTACCTAAATTTAGATTGGAAACCAGTTCCGGTTATAGCTAAGTTTGTAGACATTGTTGTAAACGGGATATCTAATAAAAGTTACGAAATAAAAGCTTACGCGCAAGATCCTGAATCTTTAAAAAAGAAAACAGATTACGTAGACAGGATTTTAAGCGATATGCAAACTAAGGATCACCTTGCTAATGTAAAAAGCACACTAGGTATAGATCTTTTTAACGTAGAAGACCCTGATGCTTTACCTAGAAACGAAGAAGAACTTTCTTTGTATATGCAGTTGGAGTTTAAGCAAAACGTTGAAATCGCGGAAGAAGAGGTTATAAATAATCTTTTAGACAAAAACAAATACACTCTAACTAGCAGAAGGATTAATTACGACTTAGTAACGCTAGGAATTGCAGCAACTAAAACCAGCTTTAATAAAGCAGAAGGAGTAGTTGTAGATTACGTAGACCCCGCTAATATGGTTTACTCCTACACAGAGGACCCGAACTTCGAAGACGTTTACTACGTAGGGGAAGTTAAAGACGTTAGTTTTTCTGACTTAAAAAAGCAATTTCCAGAGCTTACTGCCGAAGATCTTAAAGAAATAGAAAAGTATCCAGGTAATAAAAACCACAATTACAGCGGAAGTAGCTACAGTGGCGACACCGTTACTTTGATGTACTTTGAGTATAAAACATACTTAGACCAAGTATTCAAAATAAAAACAACTCCTCAAGGTTTGGAAAAAGCTATTGAGAAAACGGACGAGTTTAATCCTCCTGAAAACGATACCTTTAATAGAGTATCTAGAAGCATAGAAGTTATTTACTCAGGAGTTAAAGTATTAGGTACTAATAAACTTATAAAATGGGAATTAGCAGAAAATATTACCAGACCT